TTTAGGATCTGTTGTGTTGTCAACAACTTCGTTTGTTTTGCCGGGAATTGTGATGATTTGATTTGTTCCACGCCAAGGATTAGGAACAGCACCTTCACTAGAAAACACAATTGACTCATTGCCATTCGAATCTTTAACCAAAGTATATGGATAATCCCAAGGCAAAACTTGATGAACAATTTCACCAGCTTCACTTAATACAACGTATTGCTGAGGAATGTCATATTGAAAATCAGACAGAATTGGATGCTGATCGCCAACAAGTAAACCTGCTTCAATCTCTCCTATTTTTGTCAATGTGATTCTGGTTGTCATAGCATTTCTCAGTTAAAAGCGGCTGCTGAATAATTTGGCATGTTTTCTTCATCAACAATTACTTGACCGTCTTCATCCCGCATGGCAAACACGCAATAATAAACAACACCGTCTTCCAATGCTGTAAATTTGTGATGATGGTTTTTTTCAATGGTTATAAAAGTTGGAGCAATAAACTCTTTAGGTTCATAACCATCAACTTCTACCAATACAGATCCTGTTGCCAATAAAGTCACATGATCAAAATTGTGTGTATGGCCGCCATCATTTGTATAACCTTTTTTATGCAGATAATGACTTCTTACCCATACGTTGCCAAAAAACCCCATTTCACCAACAGAAGCAAGTTTGTTGATGTTAGGTGTTTTATTAACTTTGATTTCTTGTGATGATAATTGTTTCATATTAATACTCAATAATCACAAATCCAGAGCCACCAGAAGAACCGCCTCCGCCTCCGCCTCCTCCTCCTCCTGAGTTAGCGGGTGCTGATGTATTAATTGCAGTTGCAGCACCTACAAATGTTCCTCCACCACCATTACCAGATAAAAATGTATATCCACTTAACACTACACCACTACCTTGCCCGCCAGTAACGTTAATATCTCCTCCGGAAGCAGAGCCACCTGATCCAGAATAAAGAATAGTACCTCCGCCACCACCATTACCGTAAATTGAAATACCAGTTCCAGTAACTGATGAAGCTCCGCCTGTTGAAGATGCGCCACCACCAGCACCAACAACAACCGTGTAAACAGTGCCGGGAGTTACTGTAAAAACACCTATAGACCCGCCGCCACCTCCGCCTCCACCAGCAGCATATCCATAATACGCATTACTAGCAGCGCCACCGCCACCGCCTCCCACTACAGTAATTTTTGCTTTATAAACATAAGGCGGAACTGTCCAAGAAGTTGTGCCAGTTGCAGAAAAAACTTTAATATTGATACTGCCAGCAATAATTTGCCCAACAGCAATATTGTTAATGTTATTAACAGTAATCGTATTAGTGGCAATATTAGATGCTGTAATTGTTGTTGCAGCTATGTTTGTACCAGTAATGGTACTAGCGGCAATGCTAGTTCCAGTAATACTGCCAGCAACAATCACATCACTGGTAATGTAGCTTTGGAAAATAGCCCAACCAGTTGTGTATTTGTATTGGATTGAATAAATTCCACTGTCATAGTTAACAGTACAAAGATCCCCATACAAAGGAGTACGTCCAATGGCAGACAGCACTTCAGCGTTTGTAGGAGCAGCAGAACTGTTAGCTACCCTGATAACAACAAATGTTGTTGGACTTGCTGGAGCCGCTGTAATCACGTCCAAATCAATGGCTGTTCCGGGATCAGAAACCCATCCCGTATTAGGTTGCAAGCTAGCAACTTGAAACTGAATAGACCTAGATCCAGTGGTTAGATACCAAAGGCTATTTGTAGACCCGAATCCACCAGTTACTTGAGTCCAAATGTAATCAGCAGGATTGGTTGATTCTGTAGATGAATCTGAATTACGAATGCCGTAATAAGTAGCCCCAGTAGGAACGTTTGAAAAACCTACAGAACCATCATAACTTTGAGCATATTTAACTTGAATGTATTTGTATAAATATCCAACAACTTGTCCACCAGCATCAATAATCTGGCCTGTTCTTTGATTTGCAGTCGAGCTTGAAGATAGGTTTGCCAACAAATAGTTAACAGCACCCGCAAGTTCATCAGGACTTGGATTTGAATCAAGGAAGAAGGTTGTTGACATTAGAAGGAATCCTCAACAATTTTGGCTTGCCAGTTCATTGCTGTCATATTCCATGTGTCTGTTGAATCGTTAGATTCAATTTTCAATGCTGGCAAAGTGTTTTTGTTTTGGTTAGTAGGAACCCAAGGGGTTTCAGTAACAACACTCATAGTTTGAGATTGACCATATTTTGCTGGCGAAGCAGTTGAACTACTTCCACCAACAGTAACAGTCAATAATCCACTCCCACTCACTTCTGGAGCCATTCTGTGAAGGTATGCTTTGGACAAAAAAGGAACAGGACCATCTGCTGTTTGTAATGAAATATTTGTTCTCTCAAACACAGCGTGAATAGGATTCCCGCTAAATCCATTACCAATTCCAGTTTGAATCAATTGACTGTTATTTAAGCTGCCTTGAGCATACACAACAGTACGCGATGCAAGGTTAAATGCACCTGATTGGTAAATAGGACCTTCTGCTCCCATGCAAGAGTTTTGTACGTCTTTAGGAGGATTCCACACATTCAAGTCATAACGCCATGAAAGCATTTTGTTGCACCATCCTGTTGACGTTAAATCAGGATAGTAAATTTCAATCTGATACTTTTTGGTGTTATTCACCATGTACATACGAGACTGATAGGTTGGATTTAGGTTTTTAAAAAAGTAATCACGAACTTTTTGATTTCCAAGTCCTTGGAATGTTGATCCATCAAATACCCAAATATCACGAGCATCAATACCGTAAACAGTTTGATCAGCATTGACCCAACAGTTGTTGTTCATCAGGCCACGGCCTTGGTTAAACAATCGAACCGCAAAAACAGGAGCTGTGCTGTTTTGATAAGCAATAGGAGCTAAAACCACTGTATCCCAATAGGAACACACATAGAAGTTAGCGCCCAAAAAGAAACCATCAATAATAGGGCCACGTACAGGAATTTCTTGTTCGTTGGCAACGTTATTAAGAGTTGGCATCCATGTGGCAGGAACGCCTGTATTTGCAAATGCTTGTGACCAACGGATTGTTGTCGGATAGTTAACTGTAGTTCCAGTGGAATAAGTTTTTGTCAGATTGCCAGCGACCAAAATATTGCCAACGTTTGGCGAACAATAATTGCGAACAAATCCTGCCGTTACAGATGTGACTGCTGGCGACAGACCTGATTCATAGTTCCAAACATAATTGTCAGGAGCTGCGTCATACAAATGAATTTCTGTATCCGTAGGACGGAAATACATGGGGGCGCGAAGCGTGTCATTGATAAAAAACACGCCACCAACCCAATCTGAAACAATGTTTGTATCGTTTGTGTAACCAGATAAAGCTGCACTAGGGTTAGCACCTACTCCGGGAGTAATATTGGTAATTCCTGATGCTGTGATCATGTACCATTTGCCTTGGGTAGTGGCAGCGATATAAACCCAAGTTGCTTGATCTCGAAATCCGCCATCCATGTAAAACACATTGCCGGGAATAGCAGACAAAATAGCTTGTTCTCCAGCTACTTTTTTAATTCCACGGACATCAGCTTCTACGTTTTGACCAGAGTTGTACTCATTTGCGCCCAAAGCATTACTTGGAACGTCAGGAGTGAACGACATGTTTAAAAACGGAGTTCTGATTCGGGTGTATTCAGACATAGGAATCCCATCATTTCTAGGCTCCGATTCTAAGCTTTTCTCAGGAAATCAGATATGCCTTAAAACTTCTTTTGGACTGACAAACTTGCTTGGATCGTGTTCAGTGAAATCCCACCAAAGAAACTGGTTTTTGGCTAGGTTGTCTCGGCTTTTCAAAAGGTTAATGTTTTCTCTGTGTCCATAAATTAATGGATCAGAAACAGACCACAAAACAATACCTTTTTTGTTTTCTGCCCATCCAAGATGCTGAAGGAATGAATCACAAGAGATCCAAATCCGACATTCATGGATTAGCTTTTTAATGTCTTTAAGGTTTAAATCTTTACGGAAATCGGCAACTAATTGCCGTTCACCTTCAATACCAATCTGGACAATAGGCTCATCAATACCCTTGATGACTTCCTCCCAATAAGGATAGTTCTTAGGGTTTTCCTTACCATTGTGCAGTTTCTTTGCGTATGGGGCTATCAAAATCATGTGTACATCTTTCGATATGCTTCTTCCAAGCTACTTTTCCAATTCCATTGGTGCATTTTCTTGTAAACATTGAACTGGTCAATGCCGCCAAATAGTCGATATGCCTCCGATATTGGCTGTCCATCAACAATTTCTGGATAACAAGTGAATACTAATGGATTCTTTACGTCAGGCAATACTTTAGCAAATACAACGTGATCACCCATGCCGCCATCCAAAACAACAATGGTTTTATCAGCATGAGCAATCCAATTCCTAAAAATAAATTCATCATGGATGAACATTTCTTCTTTTTGTTCAGTACGTATGCCGCCTTCAGGATTCTTCATATGCCACGTAATAGCGTCTGGCACGGTTAAAACCCGAAATCCTTTGCATTTAATACCGTAGGTAAACAAGGTTTCTTCTCTGTGAGCAATACGAGATAAACCTAAGTTGTAGTCATAAATACCAGCACGATATAAAAAAGAACAATGAAGATGGTCAACCTCATTGGTGTCTTCAATGATGTTCCATTGAATGTTTGGCTCTGAATCAATGTTGGCAATCTTGCCAGTTGACTTACGAGTATCAGGAAGGTGTGGAGGAGTCAATATAGAGCCTCCTACAGCCCCAATATTGCTCAATCTAGTCCAACGGTACAGGTCTTCCAAAACGTTCGGTTGTGGGACTGCATCGTCGTCTACACGCCATACCCAATTGAATCCCATTGTGTTGGCAGTCTGATGGATGTGGTGTTGACCTTTTTTGTCAGCAAACAACCATTCCCATTGGATTCCATTGATACGCATCATTTCAAACAGATTTGCGTAAATGAAAGATTGCCTTACATCACGTGGTTCATCATTGTCGTCAAAGACAATAATCTTGTCAGGCTTTTGAGTTTGGTGAATAACAGCATTGAGAACCAATGGCAAAGTGGTGTCATAACGACCACGAGTTGCAATAGAACAAAGAATGTTATTCATTGTCAAACCTACAAAGCATCAGATTGCAACGATTTTGTTCTGTAATCGGTTGAGGATAATCAGTCACAAAGCCATTTTCAGAAATGTAATTGAATTTAAATCCGGGGAAATGAATCTGAGTCAAATTATGCAATTTGTGATGTTCACCCCAAAATCCTTTTGGCTCTTGCAGAGGCACTGAAATCAATAGGCGTTTACAGCATTTTTTTAGCTTTTCGACAACTTCCAACCCATTTTCAAGATGTTCAATCACTTCAAAAGCAATGATCGTATCTGTCTTTGGAATGCTGAAATAGTTAATGTCTGCATTTTGAAACAATCTGTTCTGTCCCCAATTTTGTTCTTCAGCAACATTAATGATGACAGGATCGTAATCAATACCAAGATAGCCAAAGGACTTAGGTAAAAATTGAGTTCCATATCCAGTAGAACAACCAATTTCTAAAACATTGTCACCATAAAGATTGGCATTTGCCCAAAGATAACGAGAAGCTTCTCTTGGCAATACAGGATCACCTTTCAAGAAAACAGCCCGTTCGTAATTGTTGGTTAATCTCCAACGATACCAATCAGGCCGGTATTCTTTAGCAAGGTTGAGCACATGGATTTCTAGGATTTGCTCCCATTGGGTATCTATGTTTAACCCATACAGTTCTTTGCTTTGCATGTTTTTTACAATGTTTTTGGTGCGTTTGGATCAGGAGTCCATGTTACTGTAATAGCTGTTTGCAAGCTAGGCACATCCGTAGCCGCTGCAATAGATGCTTTAATAGTCTTAGCCTGTGTGCGAATTGCATTTCGCCATGTTACCCATTCAACAGGCGCTGTGTAAGCATTGTCGCTGGCATGACGAAAATCCATGTAATCGGTTTTTTGAAGCAATTGCCAAGCAGTGTCATCTACCCATGTAGTCCACAACGTTTTGAGTTGAGGCTCGCATTCCACAACTCTTTACAAAACCAGCCCATTGCTACGCAAATGAGCGGCAGCACAGTGTTAATTAATGATTGAACGTCCATTTTATTTTATTCCAAAATCAATACTTACCTTCAGAAAAGACAT